GCGTTCCCCGCTTACCCGTCTACTGTGGGAAGCGCACAGGTGCGTTCACTGGAAGATGTTGTTTCGGCTGTTGGCGTAGACTATGACTCACTTAGCGCGGTGCTCGGCAAGGTTGCCGCTGGTGAACCGATTACTTACGCTGAGAAGGAAGTTATGGAGTTGGTTTTGGACGCTTTGGTTCCTGAGGAAGAAACACCTGCTGAGGATGCGCCTATGGATGAGGCGATGACTGAGCAGAACGGCATTGATCAGTTGGCTTTGCACCGTAAGAAGCTTGCGCTGATGGAGTTGCTCGAAAGCCTGTAATCCTCGCTCTACTGAGTAGAGACTTTGGTATTCTTAAGGTATGCGTTTGACCGTTAGCGGCGACGCTAGGTTTTCCGTCAGCGGTTACCGTTCATAATCCTTTCTACCTTTGGAGTATTTCACATGAGTGATTTCATTAAGGGCCAGACTGAGGAACGCGCTAACCTGATTTTTCAGGTTCGTGACATCCTTGATCGGGCTGAATCTGAGGCTCGTGGCCTCACCGTTGACGACCTGGGACACGTTGAGCGTCTCGAGGCTCGTATTGCCGACATTGACAACGGCATTGCTGTAGCACGTCGCTCGGAGGAGCGTCAGGCTGAGGTTGCTGAGGCCGCTCGCGGTTTCGTTCCTGCTGTTGAGGCTCGTGACGATTCTGCGATTCTTCGTAGCATTGCTATGGGCGAAATGCGTGGACACGAGTTCCGCGCCGCGCTTACGCCTACCAGCGGTCAGGGTGTCGTTCCTTACGACTTCTACGCTCAGGTGTTCGAGTTCCTTCAGAACAGCAACCCGCTGTTTAGCACGTCCACGATTATCACCACCACGGGTGGCAACACACTGCAGATTCCTAAGGTTACGGCTGCGGGAACTTACGGTCAGGTTGCTGCTGGTTCGGCTATTTCTGAGTCCAACCCGACTCTTAGCCAGTTGAACCTTGGTGCTTACAAGTTCGGTGCACTGGTTAGCCTGTCGAACGAGATTATTGCTGACAGTGGCGTGAACCTTCTTGACCTCGTTGCTCGCATTTCTTCGCGTGAGATTGCGTTTGATGCTGGCGCGAAACTGACCACGGGAACCGGAACAGTGGAGCCCACGGGTATCGTCACGGCTGCCGGTTCGGGAGTCACGGGAACGGCCACTTCTGGCGCGCCTACCTACGAGAACCTCGTTGACCTGACCTACTCGGTAGCCGGTGACAACCGCGCTTCCTACGGGTTCATGGTTTCAACCACGGCTCTCGCCGCGATTCGTAAGATCAAGGACACCGCAGGTAACTTCATTTTCGCACCGTCAATTTCGGTTGATGGCCGCGATTACCTGATGGGCAACGTGATCCACGAGAACGCTTCCATGCCGGCTGTTGCTGCTACTGCCGCATCGAAGTCCATCGTTTACGGAAAGCTTGATGACTTTGTTGTTCGTCAGGCCGGCGGTATTCAGGTTGCTACTTCGACTGACTACGCCTTCAACACCGATTCCACGGTATTCCGCGTGACTTGGCGTGGTGACTCGGGTCTCGCTGCTGACAGCGTGAAGTACTTCGTTGGCGGAACCGCCTAAAAAGCCCAAAGACTGAAATACCCCCGGTGTTGTAGGTTCACCGGGGGTATTTCTTTTGTTCGTGTTATTCGTCGTCGTCTTCGTCGTTCATTGATGCGTGCCACTCGAGTGCCTCGCAGAACTCTTGATCCCACGCGAGGTCACAACGTGGGCCACCTTTACGGTCGTCCCACAGTTCGTTGTGAATCTGTGTGATTGATTTGATGTCGATGATGATGCCGCCGAGTTGAGCCATGAGCACAATGTTTTTGAGTTCCTCGTTGCTGAGGTTGTCGATGTTTTGGTTTGTGCTGATGCCGTCGATGTGCATGGTTACTGAGATGTTCATTATGCACCTACCACGTAGTAAAGAGAACCAGCAAACTTGACGGTCACGCTGGTGTCGTTTGCGAAGTTGCGAGCGATGTAGTTGAGTGCGCCGCGCTCGGTGTTGTAGGCCTTGTAGACGGTTGTGTTTTTGAAGAACATTTTGGTTTCCTTTTCTTTGGGGGGCTATCTGCTTCGCCCTATATATATAAGTTTAATGATTTGCTGGCGTGTGTCAACTTATTTTGCAAACTTTTTTAGACATTTTTCGGGCTAAACTTTTGGCATGACCTACGAACAAATAGACGGCCTCATTTCACTTGTGTCTAATTCGCCCGGGCAGCCAACTGGTTATGGGCAACAGGGTGCAATGTTGGTGGAGAAGATGGTGCGCCACGGTATTAAGGTGGCGGCACTCAGTAATTACGGGCTTGAGGGTTCCCCTGGTGAGCTTGAGTTTGCTGGTAAGAAGATTCCTCATTACCCGCGAGGGTTCAAACAGTACAGCGATGATGTGATTCAGCCGTGGCATGAGGATTGGGTGGGGCAGAATCCGGGTGTGCCTGATGCGGTGTTGACGTTGTATGACGTTTGGGTTTTCAACGATGTGCCGGCGCGTAATGATTTTCCGGCGAAGTTTATTAGTTGGGTTCCGCTTGATCACATGAGTTTGCCTCCGGCGGTTGCGAAGTGGTTGTTAAGGCCGAATGTGACGCCGGTCACAATGTCACCTCATGGGCAACGGCAACTTGAGGCGGCGGGTATCGCCAGCACTTACATCCCGCACGCCATTGACACTAAGGTGTTCAAGCCTCGGGACACTATGAGCGACGGGGTGAAGGCGCGCGATTATTTGGGCGTGAAGCCTGACGAATTTCTGGTGGGCGTGGTGTCAGCCAACAAAGCAAATGGTTTGATTCACCGCAAGGCTTACAGCGAAATGGTGTTGGCGTGGTCTATCTTTTTGAAGTCTTACCCGAAATCGAAACTGTACATTCACAGCGAACCGTCTAGCGCGATGGGCGGGTTTGATTTGCCGGTTTTGTTGCAAGCGTGTGGTGTCCCACCTGAGTCGGTCATTTTTCCTGAGCGTGACCGTTTGCGCAAAGGCTACTCACAAGAGGATATGGCTGCGCTTTATAGTGCGTTTGACGTGTTGGCTAATCCGTCTTATGGCGAGGGTTTCGGGATTCCTGTCGTCGAGGCACAGGCCTCGGGTTGTCGTGTAATCGCGTCCGGTTGGGCGGCGAGTGCCGACCTAGTGGCGGAAGATGGTTGGTTGTTGCAGGGTGTCCCGTTTTGGGATGAACCGCAAAAAGCATGGTGGCAGATACCGCTCGTAGATTCCATTCACAGTGCTCTTGTGGAGGCGTACAAAGCCCCTAGGGGCGCGTCTAAGGTTGCCCGTGAGTTCGCGTCTCAGTTCGATGCTGAACGGGTCTGGAAGTGGGGTTGGTTGCCGTTCTTGAGGGAGTATTTTGCTAGTTGATTTTGTGTCGTATTCCGGTGAGGCGGAAATGTTGCAAGCGCGTCTGCAACATATGGCCGCCGATTTGACGATTGTTTATGAGTCGAATCGTTCGTTTACTGGGTTGGATAAGCCGGTGTCTGATTTAAGGCATATAGATGACGTGTTGCACTACGTTGTGGAGGGTGGCACTGATCCTGACCCGTGGGCTAATGAGTATGCGTTTCGGCGCGAGGCGTTCGCTTACTTGCTAAGTCTCGGGTTGCCGGATGATGCTCTCGTGGCCGTGTGCGATGTTGACGAGTTTCTCGACGTTGAGCTGATACGGCCTGAGTTGTCGGTTTGGCACATAACGAAATATCAGATGTCGGCGCGGTGGTTTCAACAGGTGGAGTGGGCTTCCCTTTCGGGTGCACTCGGGCATTTCAAAGACAAAGACATTGTTGACTTGATTCGCACGCGGGAGAACCTGTTGCCGATTCGTGGCGGTTGGCACTTCTCATCTTTTCTGAGTCTCCAAGATTTGCAAACAAAATGGCGCAACTTCTCTCATCAGGAACTTGTGCGCGAGAACATGGACGACTGGGTGGAGAAGTGTTGGCTAGAGGGTTTAGCGGTGGAGAACGGCAACCCTATGACACAACTTGCTGACTTACCTGACCTGCCCGCCGCGGTGTTGGATGGCCCCGCGTTTTGGTTTAGGGGGCGTAATGATTCCTAGCATGATTGTGCCAACGTTGACCCGGCACGACCTACTCACTCAAATGCTGAAAAGCATTGACTACCCGGTGGGGTTGCTCATCATTATCAACAACCACCCGAACGCGGACTTCGAGGGCACTGATTCAATACCGGATTGTGTAGCGGATTATCGGGTGTTGAATATGCCGGCAAATCTTGGGTGTGCTGGGTCGTGGAATCTTGGTATCAAACTGCAACCGTTTGCCCCGTGGTGGTTGGTGGCGAGTGATGATGTGGTGTTTGAGCCTGGCGCGTTGGAGAAGTTTGCGCGCGAGTGTTTGCCGGATCGGTTGACGATTTCGGATGAGTGGCCGCATTATCAGTTCTTTGGTGTGGGTGAGAATGTGGTGGATAAGGTCGGGTTGTTTGATGAGAACCTTTACCCCGCGAACTTTGAGGATGACGATTACCAGCGACGGTGTGAAGTTGCGGGCGTCGAAATCTATCGGGCAAGCGCGCCTCATTTTCATGTGAAGCAGGGGACGGTTCACGCAACTGAGTGGGCGGCGCAAAACGCGCGAACGTATAACGCTAATGAGGTTTATTTTGTGCGGAAGGTTGACCGTGACGACGTGACTGCGGGCGAGTGGTCTCTAAAGATTCGTCGGGCAAACGATTGGGGTGACTGACGGCGCACCTGTTTTATGGGTGTGACGCGGTAAACTAGAAGCATGGCTATCACGAACGGGTATTGCACGCTTGCTGATTTGAAGGCAGCGTTGCGCGTGCAGGATTCCATTGACGATTCGTTGCTTGAGTTGGCCATTGAGTCTGCCAGCCGGGAGATTGACGGCTATTGTGAGCGCGTGTTTTACAGCACGACTGGGACGCGCGTTTATGCCCCGACAAACATTTACACAGTGACCACTGACGACATCATTTCTGTGACGACTCTGAAAAGTTCCAGTGACGGTGTGACGTATGACATCACCTGGCAGAC